TTCGAGAATCTGCTTGCGATCCTCCAACTGGCGCTTCAATTCCTCGTTCGTTGGCTCCTTTGGCTTCTTCTTCTCGTCAGGGGATTCCCAGGTGTAGATGCCATTCTTCCCCTTCACGAGCTTGGGAAGACCGAGATCGGAGAAGTCGCCCCACGTCTCACCGGGAAGCAACCGCTTTCCGGAGATGATCTCCTTAATGTCGTTGTCGCTATAGTTGCCCATCCGCTTGACGTCGTCAGGCGTGAGCTTGCCCTCGAACATCTGCTTCTGGAATCCCTTCCGGCGCAGATCCTCGTAGCCGCGATCCAGTTGCTCCTGAGTGTCCTTCCATGTTTTGTAGATGATCGCGCCGCCTGCCACAATTCCGGTGATGAGCAAAGCCCAGGGATTCAGCGCGAGTGCGGCCGTCAGTGCCTCGACGGACAGCGTGATGCCCGCGATCATCTCGGCGATTTTGTAAGTGGCGAGGAGCCCCGCGGCGACACCCACGCCTTCGGCAAATAAGATCACCGCGTCCTTGTGTTTGATGAGCCACTTCACACCCTCGCCGAGATTGTGGACAACGTCCTTCAACCACTGCACAAATGGTTTTCCGATCTCCTCCTTCAACTCCTCGATCTCGCGGCCCAAAGCCTTTTCCGCCGCAGCGAGGCTGTCTGATTGGGAAGCGGCGGCGCCTTGCAGTCCCACTGCGGCTTCAACAACTGCGTTCCACCGGACCTGCTTGATCTGGTTTTCGTCCAGCGTCTTCCCGCGCAACTGCGCGAGCAATACCGCGTGCTCCGTCGCCTCGTTCAAATCGACATAGATGTTCAGTTCGCGGAGCCCGCGGCTTTGGCCTGTCTCGACCGCTCGCAGCAACATCTCCGCTGCGTCGGCGGCTTTCACCCCGGTGGTGCTGAACGCGGCGGCGTCCTTCGCCAACTTCGCAAGGCCCTCGGTCTTCGCAAGGCCCAACTGCGAAACGATCAGCTTCCGGATGACGCCTTCGGATTCAGACGCCGTGTAGCCGACCGCCTTGAACGTTTCCACCGCCTCCTGCGCGCGCTCGTTCGTAATCCCAAAGGCCTTCCCCGCCGCGTTTGTGACTGCAACCTGACGCTCCAGTTCGGCTGCCGATCGCGCCGCGTCGAGAGTCCATTCCTTGGTGAATTCGATGACCTTCTTAATCGCCTCGACCAGGAGCTCACCGGCCGCGACACCCTTGACCATGCTGACCGTGAAGCCGTCGATGCCGCTGGCCGCACCACTTCCTGCGCGCCTGGCGGCATCCTCCATGCTGGACAGCCCGGAGTTGATGCTTTTGATCGAAGCGTTCGCCTTATTGACATCGACTTCGACGACGAGCTCAAGCTTGTTGCTATCGGCCATTGCCGGGGAGTCTCTCGCGCTCCAGCAGGTCCCGTTCCTCCGCGATGATCAGCATTGCCTGAAATTCATCGGCTCGAATCTCACTGAGGGAAACCCGCACGCCGAGTTTCATCGCGTTCATCAGGTCGAGCGCGCAGCGGATCACGATGCCCCGTTCGGATGACTGCGCGATATCCAGGTGGTTAAGCGGGCAGTGGTCACACCGGCCGCCATCCTCCGGCGAGTCCGGACACAGGCGCGGATCGCAGAGCTCTTCCCGGCGCATCGCCCAATGCACCAGGAAACGGAAGGATGGGTTGTCGGGCCAATCGCCTATTGGGCCGCCGGAGTCACCGGAGGAAAATTTGCGCCGCGGTCCTCCGCAAACGCCATGTCGAGCGCGTCGATTGCGGCGCGTACAGCCACGGCTTGGTGAATGATGGGGACTACGTCGCCGGCGTAGCCCTCGGTGGCGTCGGCGAGCTTTTTGTAGAGTGCCGCAACCGGCCCGATGTTGACGGTGATTTCCTGACGGCCAAACGGCAGATCGATGGCACGCACGAACCCACGCCGATATTCGAAGGTGTCCTTGGCGGATGGCATCTTCATCAGGTGGGCAGTCGTGCCGCCGAGTACGCGCATCGTCACCCGGAATCCGCCGCCTTCCGGCACTACATCGTCAACGTCGCACGTGGCCAGCTCCTCGACGAGCTTCGATGCTTCGAAGGCATCGACCTCCGGACCATCCTGTTCCGTCCGGATCTTCGCCAGAAGCGCGGCGTCGGCGTCCTCACGGTTTACGACGGTGGTCTCCGAGGCACCGCGCCCCAGTTGTTTGACCAGCACCTTGCGGCGGCGCTGCCTTTCGATCCATTCGTCGTCGGAAGGAAAGCGGACACGGATGGTCTTCACGCCATCCGGCGTGCGCAGATTCATGGCGAGCGGCCGGCTCGCATCAAATACGGGTGTATCCATGGATGGTCCTTTCTATTGGCAGATGCCGTCGACGCCGCATTTGGCCACGGCGGAGACGATTCCATTCGTGGAGTCGTACATCGGCGTCGCTTCCACCGCCACTGTCACGATCTGATCGGTCTCCCCGAGTTCGGCGGTGGCGAAGGACACCTTCTGCCACGTGATCGCCAGCGAGTTGTTGGCGTCGAAGGTGAGCGTGATGGTGGCGGTACCGGTCGTCTGGGCCTTGAGCTTCGTCAGTTCGGTCGACGTGTTGTCGAATCGCGCCGTAAACTTAAGCGCGCCTTGCCTGTTGCCGAACTCGAGGCGGCCACGGATCGCGCCGGTCGTCGCGTCACCCGGCGTCTGGAAACCCGACCCAGGGAAGAAGCCGGCGTCGAGACGGATGTTGTTCTTCCATGACGTCTCCACGGAGACCACGTTCTTGTTGGTGACGTAGTCCGTCCCGTTGATACTGAGGGCAAGCGCAGCAGAGGGCAGGAGCTTTTCGAGCGTGGCTGCTGGAAGCGTGATCCCAGAAGGATCCGTGAGCTTTCCGGAACCGACGAACTCGACCGTGATCTTGCTGTTAGCGCGGCCGGGCCCGGATCCGACGGTGATGGTCCATCCCTCGACCGCGCAGCCAACGGCCATGCGATCGAGCACGACACCAGCGCCGGGCCGGATCTGCTCGACGAAAGAGAAGTAGGGCAGCTCAGACGCATCGCCGTTAGCGGGGAACAGCGGTGTGCATGTGTAAGTGAAGTTCGGAGTCGTACCCGACTTCACGACCTTGCCCAAGCCGAACGCCATCGCCCACGCACTGACCTCCGCACTCAGGTACTTTTCGAGCGTACCGCTGACGTCCCAGGAGGTCTTGAACGTCTGGGTTGCAAACTCGTGCCCCTTCCCGTATTCATCAGCGTCGTTTTCGGTGTTGAGTTTCGGATTGGCGAGCTGGGCATTGAGCTTCTTCAACTGCCAGATGTTCGCGACCAGGTTGGCCGTCGCGATATCGGTCTGTTTACCCTTGCCAAATCCAATCAGGAGTTCCTGGAGTCTAGTCGTGGACATCGGTCTTCACCTCCTCGGAAGCCGGAGGGTCACACTGCGTCCAGCCGGCGACCATGGCCGGAACAAGGATCTCCGGCTTTGCTTCAAACGCTTTCGGCTCGCCCTGTCCGAATGGGGGCAGGAGCCAGACCTTATTGGGATCATTCATCGCCAATCTCCGTAAACGTCACTGGCACTTCGAAGTAGTCGAGACCTTCGGCATCGGTCTGCCGCTGGATCAAGGGCAGGTCCATGGCATAGCAGGAGGGATGCACGGTCACATTGAGCATCGGCACGCCGGCCGAACCAGGCACGCCCTTCGTGATCAATCGAAACAGCCGGTAATACGCCGTGGGCGAATCGCCATCAAAGCTCTCGCCAGCTCGCAGAAACAGCGTCACCTGATGCTTCCACACGTCCATGCCGCCGAACGCGCCCGGCTGCGTCCCCTGCCAGACCGCCATGATAGATGGCGCCGGCATCTGATGGATGGCATGCGCCAGGCTCGAACGCTTTGGGTACTGGTCGTGGTAGGCGAAGATGCGCCCGTCATCCCCGCTCATCTCCGCAACCAGATCCGGAATGTCGCGGAGCATCGCAACGAAGTTGTCGACCAGTTCCGCAGGATTGATCATCGCTGCTTGCCTCCGAGGGTGCGTTCCAGAAGCAAACGAGGCTTCATTTCAGCGAGCACGCGCCGCGTAGCCTCTAAAACGGCTGCCCTGTTTTTCGGTGAAAATACGATCCACGGCTCGATCTTCTGGTTGATCCACGCCTTCAGGCGGTCCTTCCGCGTGGAGTTGCTCGCCTTAGCCCTGTTGTCCGAAACCGTGCGTACCTGGAAGTTGCGAAGCATGTCACCGGTCAACATCAAATCGCGGCGGTTGCCCCGGCCGAGTTTCGTCTTCCGGATCGCATAGCGTTTGGTGAGCGGCTTCGCAGCGGAGTCGGTCGGACCCTGCGCCGCCGCCAGACGGTTCTTGACGGCGGCGACGCCAACCGTCCCGATTTTGAACATCGACTGTTGGCGGAAGTTCATCTGGTCGATGCGGACCTGCTTCTTGTAGAACACCCGTACGGAGGGCATCAGACCTTCTCTCGCATCGACAGCCAGCAACCGCCGGCGGAATCGTTCAGAACGTCGAACACCGTGTGAACAGTGCCGTCGATGGTGATTTCATCGCCCTGTTCAGGCGGCACTTGAAAAGCAGACAGTGCCACGAACAAGCGCGCGTAAACAGCGTCCGCCTGGCGTTGCTCGTCGGTCCTCCTGTCCAGGATGCCGATTACCGTGAACGGATCGGCAGCACCTTGCTGGTATGAGACCGGCTGGCCGAACGCGGCCAGGATCGCCGCGTTCGCCAAGCCGGACTGCTGCGACCACGCCGACATAAGGCTACGCCGCAGCCGTGGTGTAGAGGGCCCAGACTTCGATGACGCCAGCGGTCAGCGGGCCGGTGGCGATCGTGACGTTGATCTTGCCCGCCGCGGTCATCTTGAACGGTGTGGCCACGGCGGTGGGCACCACGACGGCGTTCGTCCCGAGCGATGCCTTGGCAGTGGCGGCCAGGATGCTCGCGGCTCCGGAACCGGCAACCGTTCCAATCGAGACCGTGGCCAATCCAACCGCCGCAACAGCGGTGGTCGAGACGACGACGCCCCCGAACACGACAGCGTCGATCGGAATGGTATCGCTCACTGCCGGTGTGCAGGACGCGCCGCCATCGACGCTGAAGTCGTACTTGGCGTACGCCACCTTGAGGCCGTGCGCCTGCCCCGAGAAGCCGGGCACGCCGAACAGGTTGACCCGCACAACGGCGGCGCCGGTCGCTGCAGCCACCTCGACCGCGCCGATCAGCAGGTTGCTGCCGACTGTGGACGTCACCTTCTTCGCGGTGTCGTCCCAGTAGGCCAGATCGCCCTGAGCAAAGGTGCTCGCGTCTTTGGCAAGGTCGTAGACGCCCTCGACTTCGCACTCGACGTTGGCGCCCGAGAGCGCGTCGTTGGCGGCCACGCCGAAGAGGTTGCCCACCTTGAAGCCGCCACCGGACTGCACGTCGTAGGGCGCGACAAGGGTGAGATTATCACCGCTCTTTACGAAATTAATCATGACTCTCTTCTCCTCTCTGTTTCGGAATGCTGACTCACCGCCCTACGCCGCGGTGTTCTTCTGCAGACCACGGAAGTCGATCGCCGCGGCAGCGAAATCCAGGCGGGCCTTGATCTCGACGCCGTCCACCTCGAAGCCCTGCCGGGTCTCGATGTTCACCCCCTGCGCCCCTTCGAGATAGCAGTACTCGATCGTGTCAATCGAACTCGGGTCGGCCGCCGTGTACCAGTTGGTATCGCCGACGCTGGCCACCGCGTCCAAGCGCGGTTCGACGATCGGCACCATGGCGCGCACGAAGGCGGGCACATCGGCGGATGATGCGGTTGCCGCCAGATTGATGGGATTCGTGATCTGGACCGCAATCCCTTCGAGCGCCGCGGGGATGATCAGGAACTTGGGAATCAGGTTCAGAATCGTGCCCTTGGGCGCAGTCTGTTTGCGCATCGCCTTCCGTGCCGCCGTGATGTTGGCCACGGCCGCCAGAGCGTTGGTAGCCGTCAGATTCTTGTGGGTCGCATGGAAGAGCGGCACGCCGTCGGCCATGTTCGCGTTCGCCGTAATCACGGCCCATACGGTATCGCTTTCGAGCGTCGCCGCCGCGATGCCCAAACCGGCCGGAATCCGCGTCAACGCTTGGAGGTCGTCGTTGAGGACTACCTTTCGGGTGATCGGTACGATGCCGCCCCAGGTGCTGAGCGCGTAAGATTCCTTCGAGTCGCCCAGGTAGATGCGAACGAATTCTCCGTTCTCGCTGGTCTTCTGCAACGCGGCGATGTCGCTCAACTGAACACGATTCACCGGCTTGAAGTCGGCTGCGGTGACCTGCCGGCAAAACGGCACGAACGTGCGGGGCGCCGCCTCATAGGCCTGGCGCAACGTCTTATTCGCAACGTTCGCCAGGATATTCGGGAAGTCGCTGGTGGTCATGGCACCAGCGAAGTACTCGGCCGCCCCATTGCGACCCTGGAGCGCGACGCGCGCGATCTCATGCCGCTCCATCCCGCGCGTCTTCACGCCGGCGGCATTCAGGCATTCGCGCGCCATATCCACCAGCGTGAGCCCGGCAAAGTCACGGCCCTTTTCGATCATGTCGGCAGACGCGCGAGGGTTGCCCCGCAGGAACAGTGCGGCCTCCATCCCCTCCCGCCGCTTGTCCACTTCGTCTCTGCCACCGAACGTGGCAGGCGGGTTGATTCCAACGGTTGGGTTCCTTCGGTACTCGGCATCGAGCTTGTTCATGATGCGCTCGCGGGCCGTTTCGATGGACACTCCCTCGTCAATCAGTGCGGCGAGAAAGGTGTCCTCCACTTTGAAAGGGCCGGTGGCCATCGCGCGAATGGCGTTCGCGCGCAACCGCTCTGCCTTTACCGCCTCGTCGCGCGCCGCGGCGAGGGCTTCTTCGTTCTGACGGGCCTCAACGCCCGGATCCTGCGTGGTCGTTTCCATGTCAGGTTTCTCCTCTGTGTGGGCAGATGCCCGTTCGGTTTCAACTACACTCGGTGGCGCCGGCGGCGTTCCCGCCGCCGACATGAAATTGGTGGCCGCGTCGGCGGGCACCGACAAAAGGGAGATCTCGAACGGCTCCCAATCGGTCGCCGTGAATTCCTTGCGTTCCTGGCCCTTCGGCGTGGTGTCGACCTTCTTGTAGATCCACATTCCGGGACTGAGGTTCTGAATGATGCCGCCCTTGACGTCGTTCCAGATCGGCGTCACGGCCTCCCGTTTGCTGAACTGGAGCGTCGCCATGCCGGTGGATTTCTGCGCCCATGCTTTGCGCACTACGCCAAGCTGACTCTCCACCCCGTAGGCGCTGTGCGAGTCCAGAACCGGACCGCCGTTGTTCAGGCGATCCAGGCGGCAGCCTTTCATGTCAAGGATGAGATCGTATTCCTCGCCAGTGCGCCAGTCGAACCGGGGCACTTTGGCCCCCGTGTACCAAACCGCGTCGATAGTTCGAGAGTCGTCGTTGGCGGACGGCGGGGCGAAAGTCGCCGCGACCGTGAAGCGCTCAACCTGGAATTCAGGGGCTTCCTGCGGGGTGTCGCGCTCAGCTGCGGCAGCGACGATCTCCGCCTGCGCAGTCTCCGGCGCTGTCCCCGCGATTTCTTCGGGCATAAAGAACTCCTTCCTGTACCTCTGGATTTACGAGGCGTAGCTTCGCGTGGGCGAATCCCACTGCCGGGCGGCGTGCTTCACGGTGCCGGTCTGCTTTGAGGACGGCTGCGGTATTGGCTCGCTGCCGACCGTCGACTGCTCCACGCCCTTGTCGTTCACCTTGCGTGGATCGCAGTCCAGGATGATCTTCAACTCGTCGAGCAGATCATTCATCCGCCTGATTTCCTGCAACTGCTTCTCGGGGTCGTAGCCGTTCTGCGCGATCGCCTCGGACAATGTCAACGTGCCGGTGCGGATGCGCTTCAACTCGGCCATGGCATCCTTCAGCGGATCGACAGATTCGAACTTGGGTGCCGTCCATTGCACGCCGTAGTTCGCTTCGGGAATCTTTCCGATGAACACGAGCGTGTCGATGAACCTGCGCCACGTCGGGCGGCAGTACATCGGGATCAGCGTCAACCAGCGGAACGCCTCGATGGCGTTGCGGAAACCCAGCATGCCCGCGCGATAAGAGGAATAGTTGACGTTCGACAAATCGCCAGACAACAACTCATAGGGAACATCGATGCCGGCGCCGATCCCCTGAAGCTCGGTCATTAAATAGTCGCGGTAGCCGCCCGCGGGCGACGGCGCGTTGAATTTGATGTCCTCGCCTGGCTTCAAATACTCGATCATGCCGGGGTACATCCGCTCCAGCGCGTTCCCAGTTTTCGGGTCCGTGGACTTCGCGCCGATAGGCAGACCGCCCGCACCCTCTGGCCGCGTGACGATGCCCGCTAGGCATGCCTCCGTCTTCTTCCGCATGCGCTCCGCGTCGCGGTAGTCGTCGAGATCACGCAGGGCCAGCATCACCGGAGCCAGCCATGGCACGCCGCGCACTTGGCAAGGCCGCAGGATGCAGTACGTGTGCATCACTTGTGCCGCAGGCACCGGCTGGCTCAGAATTCCGCCGCGCGGACTCAGCATGTAGACGCTACCTGGGTGATAGTTATAAAGCCAGTAGTACTCGCGCTGTCCGTAGAGGTTGAATTGGACACCCTGCACGACGTTCCCGGTGGCGACGCCCATCGTTTTGGAGATATCCAGAAAGTCCCCCTCCAGCACCTGCAACTGGAGTGGCACCCGGAAGTTATCCTGCGGCAACCGCGGCCGGAACCGGACGATGCCGTCACCGCTCTCCGCGGTCGTTCGCACGATGAGCGCCTGCATTCCATAGAAATCCAACTGCCCGCCCGGATCGCAGTTCTCGGCGAAGTATTGCCACTCGTTGTCGATGATCTTGTCGAGATCGGGAGTTCCCGTCTTAGCCTGCGGCACGATCCCGGTTCCCACGGTGTTCCCGACCAGTTCGGCGATGGCCTTGCTGGCGTACGGGTTATTGCGCAGCAGATCGCGCGATCGGTTCCGCAAGCTGATCAGCGAGGCACCAATCTCGGAATTCGCATCGCCTCCCGCGGCCACCCAGCCGTCCGTGCGACGCCCAGACTTGGCGCCGTCATACGCGAAAGTCTCCGTCGCAGCACGAAACCGCGCGCGCCGATATGCCCGCTCGGGCGAGAAGTAGCCGATCAATTTATCGAGGGCGTTCATCAGTCCCTGCTGTGCGTCGCCAACGTGAAGGGCGGTGAAACGGCATTGGTCGCCGCATTGATTCGCGCATCCAGGTCGGCGCGCGCCTTACGCATCTCATCCACGCTGGCGTAGTCGACCGCGCGGTCGGGCATCTGCACACGTCGCACGCCGGCAAAGATCGCCCGGTCCAGCGCGTCACGCATCGCTAAGAGTTCGGACAGTTGGATCATTTGAACCAGTCCTTGTTCCCAAACCACTCGTCCGCGCGGTCCCCAAAGTAGTTTTCGCGGCGCGCGGCAGGCGCGGGTTCCGGAGCGGTTCCTTCCAGTGCCGCCCAATCCTCATCTGTGAACCGATCGATTCCGCAGACCGCCGCGGCCGCGCGGCAGAGTACGGCCAGGTCGAGTGGTTCGTTCCTGACCGACTTGTCCGGTATCCACTCAACCTTGCCGCTAGACCGGATGATCCGCGACTCCGAGCAGAGCCCGCGATAGAAGTCCTGGTCCTTGTAAGCGTAGTGCTGGTACCCGGGCGGGTACGTTCCATCGTCGGGCAGCACGATCCGCAGCCAGTCGTAAAACTCCTGTTTCGCCCAGTGTGTGCCGATGTGCCAGATCCGGACGTTTTGCCGCCGACGCGAAGCATCCGTCGGCGACACCGATGCGATCAGTTTCAGAAAGTCGGGCTTGCCCTTGGTAGCCACCACGGTGCGCGGCGCGGCGATCACGTCGCCCGCCGGCCCGTGCGCCGGTTGCGGGTGGCGCGCGGCAAACTCGTATACCATCTGCGGCCGAAAACCCGAGTCGATGGTCATCGCCATGATGGGCATGACGCCGCCCGACTCACGCGGCCAGTCGGTCGCCAGCAACGTTTCCAACTCATCCCAGACTTCCGGGGAAGACGTTCTGAGCGGTTGCCCGGCCTGATCGGGCACCTGGATGACCCGGTAATCAACCGACCAGGACTCCTTGCCCCGCCCGTATGCCTTGATCTCGACCTCGAGCCGGTCGTCTTGCACGTCAACGCCAGCGACGAGCAAAAGTCCGTTCGCCGGCACGATTCCGAGCTCATAATCCTCGCGCCGCAGATAAACCTTCTCCCAGTCGGGCGCCGACCCGCGCTCCATCCAGAGTTCGGCCAGCACCGTGTTCAGGAATGCCTTGAGCGTTTCTGTCGATTCCTTGGCGACCAGGAACTCCGCGGCAATCGTTCCCCAGGAGCGTTTCGGCGAGATCAACTGCGACACCCGGAAGCCGGGGATCGGCGAGCCGGGATTTTGCGGACGGTATTCTCCGCGCTCCACCATCCACGACTTCTGGTTGTGCGGGATGAGTTCCCGGCAATTCTCGCAGCAGTAAGCGGCCTTCTCCGGCTCGCCTTCCGGCCACACCAGCCCACCCTCAGTGCCGTCGCTGAACACCAATATCTGGAAGTGGTTGCACTTCGGGCACGGC